ATATGGCTTCTAATGTTGCAGATTGTTTACTAGATTTTGTAACAACGTTTCCAACAGAATTCACAATCATTCTATGTGTTGTGTCAATTATAAATCCACCTAGTTCTCCAAAGTCAATTTCCATTTGAATGTATTCACCACCGGTAATACCTTGATTACTGACTACACCGTCTGTATCAAGAAAAGTTAATGACATTGTAATCGCAGGGCATCTAATGTTTTCATAATATGAAATGATCGGGCCCCCTCGAAGTAAGCTAAAAGGTTCTTTTAGTGAAGACCCGTCTGTAGGAATAAGTTTAAGTTCTTTAATTTTAAACTGACCTTCCATTAGGATATCCTCTTAGCAAGAGCTATGATTCCACTAGTTCGGCTATCGTCTGATGTGCCGTTGGAAACTACCACTATTCCTCCGCCATTTCCACTCTGATTATTTACCACAGTTTGAGATTGAATCGGTTGAAACGCAACGATCACTCCTTTTGGTTCCATGTCTTGCATCAATGAAGAAACTTTTTGTTGAGAAGGAGCTGGTTTAGGTTTTAATTGTTGATCGACTTCTTTTGCTCTTTCAGGGCTTAGAGGAGTTGGTATTTTATTTTTTGGATTTCTAGCGTAATCTGTTGGGTCTACACGAACACCATCTCTGTAGACCTCGAAATGAAGATGAGTTTGTTCCTGTGTCCCCTCAAAATACTGATGTAATCGACCTATCTCTTGACCACCATAAACGGTATCCCCTACTTTTAAACCCTCTTTAGGAGTGACGTGAACATATCGAGTTTGTAATCCTCCTCCATGATCTATTGTTATGGTTCCACCAGGTGCATTTGCATCTGGATTAACAGAAATCACTTTACCGGTTTTATATGCAACAAAAGGTGCCCTACTATCTTTTAATTTTGTTTCAACTATATCAACACCTCCGTGTGGTCTCGTTCCACCATCTCTTGGAGCACCATATTCTTGACCTCGTTGTTCTCCTACTTTTCCTCCAGGTAAAGGTGAAAATGTTTCGCCTGAGATTGGGCCAGTATACGGAGTAACTTCTTCAGTATCATCTTCCTCAGCAGGGATATATTGACGTAAACCCTCAAGACCTAAGGCAGACAAAACCATTCCAACAATTGCTGCCTTCTTGCCCCCTAATTGTTCAATGATATCCTCTAATATACTTTTTTGACCATATTCTACACCATCTTTAAATCCCTTTGTAAATCCAGTTTGGATGCCTTTTACTACTCCAGCATTATAACCATCTTGATATCTGTCTAATACTTGTGTGGTGCCAGACATTTTTTCTGCATCTATTTTTCTCTGTTTTTCGTCTAACCGAGATTCCTCTTTATCAAGTTGATTTGATAATGTTAATCCTTGCGATAAAAATCGTAGGTTCTTAATACTACTAGACTTGATATTAGACGTTAGATTACGAATATTCGCAGATATTTCATCAACAGGCAAATCTTCTTTTCTTAGGATTGATGTAGCCATATTATCCAACCACTATGTTCATTTTGTCACTAAAACTTGATGTTAAAACCTGAGCAAACAACATGGAGTTTTTTGCGGACGCTACGGAATAAGAATCAGTTCTAGGTTGACCTCTTCCTTGCCCACCACCGACTTGTTGAGTTCCTGCATCAATAGTGGGTAAAGTGATTGACGATATTGATGGTTCTTCGACACGTAATGGAGGAACTCCCTCTCCTTTTTGCATTGGTTCAAGAATAGTGTCTTGAGCAATCTGTGATGATGTTGATGCGTATGCTCCTGAATCTGGCTCAGTTAATTGTGATGATACTGACGGATTTGAACCAGAACCTCTCCTACCACCCATTCCACCACCTGCGGGTTGAACTGAAGATGATGGATCCACTGTAGTTGCTGGATCATCATACTTTGCGTAATTTTTTTGTCCTCCTGTTTGTCTTACAAATTCAATATAATCTCGTGCAGTTATTACACCATCATTATTTCCATATATAGTATCAACTTCTTTATTTCTTTCATATTCTTGACTACCTTTACGATACATCGGTTCATCTAATCCCATGCCTAAAAATTTAGGACCAATATTTGCTATCTTTACCGCTTGAATTCCACGATCAGATTGATCAAAAAATCCTGCATCCTTTAAATATTGTCGATGTATTCTTACTTGATCACCTCTAGATAATTTTGTAAATTCTTCTCTAGTATAACCATATCTTTTAGAGGTAGGATCAGCGGTATTGAACATCAGCTGAAATAGTCCAGTCGCTCCAGATTTTGGATTTTTTGACTTAGGGTTTATACCACCAGATTCGGCATGATACATTGCCATTAGTTCAGATGGTTTTGCTCCAGTTTCTTTTGCTAGTTTATGAACTTCTTGTAGAAAATCATAATCTTTAGCAATATCTGCAACTGGAGCACGACCACTTGTCGGAACAAATGATTCACCATCAGACCCTGGAGCGCCACCTAAATTACCTAAACCAAGACCAAGACCTGCAAGTAATCCACCGCCAAGAAACTGTTTAAGTGTAGATAATGTTTTATTTTCTGCCTGTTGTTGCTTTTGTAAATTTTGAGTTTGTTGTGTTTGTTGCCCTCTATCCTTGCCTAAAATTTGACTCTTTTGTAGAGTGTCCTCCTGTTTACTGATTTCCCTATTTTGCTCTCCCAACATTCGTCTTCTGCCTTGTTGCATTTGCAAAAATGCATTTGATAAAGAATCCAGATCACTTCGGATAATGCCAATGGCAGATGAGAGACTGTTAAAACTTTTTTGAAGTAAAGAAAACGAGTCCTTAAGTTCTCTATCTTCTACTTCATCTTCACGAATAATACTTGATACTTTTCCACCTATCTCTTTATTTTCACGAATAATATTTGTTATTTGTTCATTTTTTTGATTTATAATATTATTAACATTACTGATCTGTTGACTCACCTCAGACTTTGTTGACTCTTGATCCCTGTCAAAGGTGATTTTGAGAGTTTGTATTAATCTTTCTAAATCAAGTTTATTTTTTTCTGAGATCGAGACACTCTCATTAGATTGTTTTAAGGCTTTATTGGCTACCTTATCAACCTCAACAATCTGTTCAAAGAAGTTGCTGAGAGTTATTCTCTTTTCTGATGTCTCAGCCATTACTCTGTTGTCGTTTTGCGTTTTCTTGTTCGATGTAATCCTTTAGAAGCGCAAGATAGATTTCTCTCTCCCAAGGCATCATATTTTCAATTTCTGTCAAAGAGTATTTATGGTATTGCATCAGAGCGAAATTGATCTTATAGTAAGATTCAAGATCTTCTCGTGCAATACTCAACCGAAAAAATCAGCAAGACCCTCCAAAACGATAGTATTTTTAACTTTAGTGTTTGGATTTTCAACTTCGAGAGTATGAGAAAGTTTTGGCATTGTCGCAAAAAACTTTTCAACCTCTTTATACTGTTTAGAATTTAACTGTTCAATAAAATCTAATCTTTCCTTGGAAGAATAGTCTTTAGCTTCCCACGCCTCATCTGAAGTAAACACAGTATCCATACAATCTGCGATTACTTTAAAAGTTTTATTAACTGTTTCCTCTGGTGTCAAATTCATTTCAAAATTATTTTCAATAAATTGTGTTAATGATGGATATTTCATTCTCAACGTCATATTGTCATCAATAACAATATCAGTTGTATGTTCATCTGGTTTCTTGACTTCGATCTCATCAACATAGACAGTGATTGGAACTCGCGTTTCGCCATCATCTGGGCAAGTCACGATAATTTTAATTGATTCACCGATTGATTTAGCTCGAATATTGAGAAAAATATATTCAATGTCAAACGTGGGTAACTGATCAACATTGACTCCACGAGTCAAGATGCATTTTTTTAAAACATCCTTGACTGCATTTGTAATTTCAGACTGATCTTGAGACTCTAATGCAAGAATCAAAATCTTTTCTTCTTTGACTAAAAATGGTCTGTATTTAAGCTTTTTTCCGTTTGATGGTAAAGTCAACTCATATGTGGGAGTTGCAATTGTTGGTAATGGCATATAAAGTTAATTGTCAGTATGAGTATTTATCGTTATCTAACAAGCGATGGTAATTGATTATCACCATAAACACCATCAACGGTTTCCCCTCTCAAAATTGCGAATTGACGATTAGCTTCTTCATTTGAACCAAATGCGGGGCCATAATAGTTGAGTCGATTAATAATATCAGAGGCAGTGCCCTCGAATACTTGTTCTACAATTTCATTATAAGATCCTGGTGTAAAACTTGTAAAATATCGATCATACGACAATTGAACAGAACACTTTAATACATCAGATCCGCCATAATTAACGCGCATTGATGTTAAATTCGTGGGCCATATATTGATAAACTCGTAGTGAAACATTCCTGGTTTTGAACCAGGTGATTTACTGAATGTACTTCTCTCGTATTTTGTGACGTGAATAATTTCTTTATAGGAATCTGGATATCTAAATCGACTAAAAGCATTCAAAGACGTTTGTTTCGCTGCAGGCACTGGATTGATATAGTTCATCCACTTCTCTAAAACTTCAATAATAACATGTTCTGCATCCACATAGAATGTCAGGTTCAATGGTGGAAATTGTCTTAGATTTGGAAAACTTTCAACAATACCCTGGTGATGACCAATTGCAGTTGATACTGCATAAGAGGTTCCAGGAAGTTCAGCTTCTGTGCAAAGCAAACTCATTTTTCTTTTAAAATCTAACCCCTGATTTCGTGCAGCCCCTTGTGTTTTTACTCCGCCAGTCAACCACGTATCAGCTTTACCAAAAGAAAATGTAACCTGATAGAAAGTGTTAAGTGCGACTCGACTAAGCGTATTAGTGATTCTATCAAGAGGTTCTTGATAAATTTGACCTGAACGAGGAAAGGGCACAATAAATAGTTTGAACTACCTATACTATGTATGAGTTATAAGGGAGTGTTTAAACCCTCTAATCCCAAAAAGTATAAGGGCAATCCTAACGGTATCATTTATCGATCTCTCTGGGAACGTAAAATGATGGTTTATTGTGATCTGAACGAAAATATTCTTGAATGGGCGTCAGAGGAATTTTTTATTCCCTATCGTGATCCTACAACAAACACAGTGAGAAGATACTTTCCAGACTTTTTTATCAAGTATCAGGACAATCAAGGTAATATCCGTAGATCCGTGATCGAAGTCAAACCGATGCGAGAGACATTGGAACCTGTGGTAACAAAAGGCAAGTCAAAGAAAACTCTGATTACTGAAGCCACAAATTACGCCCGAAATCAAGCAAAATGGAAAGCTGCAAAAGAGTTTTGTGAGGATCGTAAACTAGAGTTTAGAATCATGACCGAAAAGGAACTCGGAGTATGAGTATCTTACAAACTGTCAACAAAAGAATCG